GAACGATTAATACTAAACCATTGAAATCATTGAGAAAACTAATAAAAAACAGGGTATTAGTTATTAGCGGCGGTCGGAATAAGCACTAAAGTCAGTACATGTAAATTTGACGTCTGGGTTCTGCCATGCTCCCGTTACTCAAAATCTAATCCTATTAAATTGAAAAACTAATAACTAATACCAATACTATTCTTAATGCTAACATTAATGTTATTTTCTTGCCATGTATTTCCCCGCCGCTTGCCAGCGCGGCCAGCGAGCCGCAGCCCTCTAACCTAGTAGAGAAATCAAATGGAAGACTATGTGAGCAAGAACGTCGAGTATCGTGGTTATTTCATTCTGTACGCTGACCACGTGATTGGTTCATTTACTCGCGGTGAAGCTTACTGCTACGCTGCAAATATACTCGATTTGGATACAAACCAATACAGGGTTATATCCGATAGGGTTGCGCAGCAAGAGTATATACACCTCCCGTTTATCTCGGCAACGCACTAACTGCTAGCAGTTAACCCATACCAAGCGGCGGCCAAAATTCCCCGCCGCTTGGCTGGCAGGACCGATGGCGGTCCACAACGGAGTAGATCACATGGCATATGCGAACAAGGTTGCTAAGGGCGATTGGACGGAAGTTGATACCACGACGCTTCCCGCCCAACTTTCGAAGCCCTACAGCGAGTATCTGGCCGCACGGAAGCTCGCAGCCGACAAACGCGAAGCGTTTGAGGCGGTGTTTAAGACGGCCCTAAAGGGCCGTGTTCCAGCCGGTTCCAAGGCGGTGTTCGGATACAACTTCGGCAAGTTGTCCATGGCTATCGTCCCCGATGACGACAAGCCGAAGGCTTCCGCCAAAGCGGTATCGTTCAACGCTCTTACGAAGTAAGAGCGACGCACTAGGTCCAGAGCCCCACCATGGGCTCTGGACCATTCAATGTACCAGCGCGGGCGGCGCTTAGGTAGTCGTGCCATATATCTTGGACCCAAAACCCTTTCATACATATAAACACAGTATTATCACACAACCATCACAAAAGCGTCATGTGTCAGTCATACGAACATCAGTGAACAGCCCGTGTACGAATCAGGAACATTTCGGACTATTAGAAAGTCAACCCCCCTTTCCAGAATTTTTGGGGGAGAATTTTTCTGAAAAAACATACTTGACATACCCCATCAGATATAGTAAATATGGGATACGGGGTCACGGCCCACGTAAACCTCGTTTTTAGCCCTCCCCGTTTCATTGCCTTGGCGGGGAGGGCTTTTTCTTAACTGCTGGCAGTTAACGAAATGAGGTTCGATCCGCTGATTATCCTAGCAATTGCATTCTCGATTGCTTATGGTGGTCAGATTATCATATACTTGTTTGGGCTACATTAGTTCTTTTCTGTTGCCATGCGTAGCGTGTGTGCGTTAATGTTAGAGTACAAGGCAACGCATGCAATCGAACACGCCCGTCCAACGCGGCTGGACATATTATGCACCTCCCACAATATCCCGATTCTTGGAGAGCGATGCTTTTGGGCGGCTCTTATGTGGACCTGTCGGATCGGGCAAGACAACTGCATGCTTGGTTGAGATCGCCAGACGTATGGGAGAACAAGCTCCCGCCTCTGACGGTAGACGCTATTCTCGCTGGGCTATTATCCGACAATCACTCAAGGACGCCAAGGCCACAGTCCTAAAAGATGCGAGAGGTTGGTTCGGTGCGCTTGCGGATTGGCGAGTGTCTGAAAGCACGATGTATGTAGATTATGGAGATATCTATTCAGAGTGGATGTATATCCCTCTAGAGAACCCTGAAGATATAAAACGTCTACTCTCTACACAGTTAACTGGGGCCTACATAAACGAAGCTTCTGAGATCGATATAGGTCTTTTATCTCATATTGCCGGACGATGTGGCCGGTTTCCCAATGAAGAGTTTGGCGCACCAACATGGCGAGGGATCATAGCCGATACCAATATGCCAATCGTGAATACGCCGTGGTGCGATTTTATTTTAAATGCGCCTCCTTTGTGGCAGGTGTTTCGTCAGCCTAGCGGTCTGAGCTTTGAAGCTGAGAACTTAGATCACCTCGATCAGACTGCCGATACGTTAATGTTACCAGAGGGGCATCCCGCACGTATAGCGCAGGGGCGAGGGTATTACAATAGATTGGCGACGTTAGGCACTGAGGATTATATTAGACGTTATGTTATGGCTGAGTTTGGCAGGGACGTTTCAGGTTCCGCCGTATACCAAGAAAGCTTCCGTTATGAGTTCCACGTCCGAGAAACCCTTACGCCTGTTCCCGCGAGGCTACTTGTTGTGGGTCAAGACTTTGGACGAAACCCTTGGTCACTTATCACTCAACTCGATCACCGAGGAAGGCTCCAGTGCTTGGAAGAGGTCGCAGGAGTTGATATCGGCCTTGAACAGCACGTCAAGCAAAATCTTATTCCGGCATTGCTCACGGAGCGTTACGCTGGACTGCCGATTGTTGTTGTTGGAGATCCCAGTGGAGAGTACAAAGACAGTCTCTTTGAGCTTAACCATTTCGATCTTCTTACCTCGCTTGGCCTTCCCGCCGAGCGCGCTCCGACAAACGACATTGACCCGCGTATCCGAGGCGTTGAGGCTATGCTGCTTCGACAAATCGATGGAGGAGGGGCTGTCTTATTTGACCGAGCTAAATGTCCTACTCTAGTTCAAGCGATGAACGGGGGGTATCGGTATACGAAAGATCGATACGATCAATCCCGCTCTATACCCGATAAGAACAATTTCTCGCATGTCTCCGATGCGCTGCAATACGTTTGTTTGATTGCCGGGTCGATGAGCGCTTATTCATGGTTGCTGGGGCGAGTGGTTAATCGTCGTAAGATTATTCGTCCTAGACCAAGGGTAAGCGCGCTAGCGTGGACTTAAAGAATAAATTATTAATTGATGGAATTATATTGCTCAAGCGGCTTGAGTTCGACTATGAGCAGCGGCACGATGCGACAGGCGCTCCCGATATTAAAGAAGTGTGGATACCGGCTATCATAACCGCTATACAAGACAATCAGTTTACTGTGCAAATATTAAAAACCGATCAGATGACAGTGGTCGAAAAGAACCAATATGGGCATACATGGAAGTTCAGATAATATGTTATGGATTGTTCTTATAGTAGGTTTGTGGTTATTCTCTTTATCGTGGTATGTGCATTGGTTACATGTACGGATTATGGGTATGGAAGAGACGTTGGATTATCTTATGAGGAAAGAGGCGGGGTTGGAGGATTAGGTTTACCTCTCGCTTTCATAACCTCTTGCTTCCATAACGCGATGAAATCATCAATGATATGGTCGGGCCAATTCGCCATCATGCGCGCTGCAATCATAAGCAGGGCGTTGGCAACATAAGCTTTTTGTATGTGTGTAGGGTTAGGATAAATCCTGTCGAGTAATTTTGTTACTCGTTCAAGAATCATTATGCTCTCTGGTTTATTCAATGAGCTTTTGGGTCGCTGATCCATTCTCTATCCCCTTCACACGCTCATATTCCCATGCCTCGCACACTTCTTGCGCTTCGTATACGTTCATAAACATATCACCCAATATGATTGCATCTGGTTTACCATCGTTTTTCACACTTGCTATCCAGTAGCAACTAAACTTACCGTTTCTGCGATTGACAACATAAGAACAACCCTCTGGCTCGGCATAATAGTAATTTATTGTCATCTGCTTCCATCGCATGGCGAGGACCGGCAGATAGGAGTAACCACCTCCCCCAGATTTCCTTTCTGCGCTTTCTTTAGAACTCGTCAAACGGTTCGTTTGCGGCGAGAGTGCTTTCGTTAAGTCTTTCACCAATTGCTTCGCTAGCTTCTTGCCCTTCTTGATCATCCACGGCCTCCATTGGTATACCATACCCAACCACATCCATATCACTGCTGGCAGTTAAGGGCTGTCCATCAATAACAATCGGGTCTTTGCGCCCTTGCAGATGGATTTCCAGTTTAAAGAATTGGTGATTGCCACCACCCGGTGGTAGCGGTTCTGGGTTGCCCAAACCCCCTATCTTAGATAAGGTCTGGAGCAAGCTTACGCGAGCCGTTAAGCTTTCTTTGCGTTCCGCTATATCGGCATAGAACATGGGCAACACTTCTTCTGTCATTGCCGCAGCTTTGAGCTTAACCCGCTTGGGTGTATTGCTCGCTGCATTCCATTCACCCAACGCTAGATTATACATATTCTTAAATGCGCGTGTATCTTTGATAACGTTGTAATCATCCTCGCTTAAGCCGAGATGTTTGAGAATAGCGTTTGGTTCATGGATATCGCGGGCGAGTTCCACCGCTAACTGCCGCAACCTATCTTCATCCAAATAGCCTGTTTTCGCTATTTCAGAAGATGAAGATTTATTTACCATTTTCCGAAACCCACTTGACAACTGGCCTATTATATGCATAATGGCCCGTTTTAGGTGTGTTTTAAGTAACACACTTAAGGGGGCTTGTCAAGGGTTTCAAGCGTATAGTGTGCGTAAAGCGTAGCTTGCGTTAACTGCTAACAGTTAAGAGCAGACGTAAAAATGCTATGGCTTTACCGGGGAACTTGCGCGTCGTAAGTCGCGATGCGACACAGGCACAGTTTCAACTGAATGACAGTACGCGGTCGGCCCAAGCTGCACCGCCCCCCGATATGTACCGCCTCACCCAAGGGATGATTGGGTTAGCGGGCTTCATCACAGATCAATTCATTATGATGCGGCGTCATCGCGACGACACAGCCTCCGGCTGGTCTGCTCGCTTGATGCGCGCCCTACGCGCCTTCAATGGCGTGTACGAGCCAGAGATCATTGAGGAGATCAAGCGCTTTGGTGGATCATCTGTTTATGCGCGCATTATCGCTCAGAAGTGCCGCGGTACGTCGAGCCTTCTCCGAGACGTGTATCTTGGTGCCGACAGGCCGTGGTCACTTGAAGCGCCGACTGATCCTGACATTCCCCCACCCATCCTTGACGCCATCAACCAACTCATCCAAGAGGAAGTTAGTAAAGCGGTACAAGCGCACTTGGCAGGCATACATGCGAACCGAGCGCACTTGGCAGGGGTTATGGAAGCGCATCGTGCTGGTGCGGCACAAGGTCAGCCACCGTGGATGGTGGACGCGAGTATTCCCTCTCATACATCGGGTCCACCCCTACCAACGGGCGACCCTATGCAAGCGGGTATACCGCCGCCTATGCCACCCGCTCCACCCCCACCCATGCCTCAAGCCAATGAAATCCGCGACAGATATCGCGGGTTGGTCGAAGATGCGAGGGACCAAGCCAAGCGTATTGCGGTCGAACAGGCTAAGATAGCGGAAGACAAATTAGAAGAGATATTAGCAGAAGGGAATTTCTATCAAGCCTTTGGCGAATTTTTAGTCGATTTACCTTTATTCCCTTATGCCGTTATTAAAGGCCCCACCGTTAGAATTAAAACCGAAGTACGGTGGAACCAGCAAGCTCAACAATCATTCGGGAAGGGTCGCGCCACAGTCGTGGATGTTCCCAAGCTGACTTGGGAGCGGGTTAGTCCATTCGATATCTATTGGACACCGGGTGCAACAAGGATCGAAGATGCAAACATCATCGAGCGAACCCGTCTTACCCGTCGTGAAATTAACGATATGCTGGACTTGCCCGGCTATAATGTCGCCGAAGTTCGTGCCGTTCTCGACGAATATGGCCGAGGAGGGCTGGTCGATAACTGGGATCAGACTGACTCGGAAAGAGCAATCTTGGAAAGCCGTGAAAATCCTCGATTCAACCAATCAGGGATGATCGCATGTTTGGAGTATCAGGGGAATGCTCAAGGAAGATATTTACTTGAATTGGGGATGGACCCCAGAACCATCCCTGATCCGTTACGAGACTATTTCGTTAATGCGTGGCTCATTGGGCGGCACGTCGTCAAAGTCCAACAATCTCCTTCGCCACGCAAGCGGCATCAATATTATGTCACGTCGTTTGAAAAGATACCTGGCACTCCGGTCGGCAATGGGCTTCCCGATCTGCTTGCAGATATCCAAACGGTGTCGAATGCGGCGCTACGGGCGCTTGTCAATAACCTTTCCATCGCGTCGGGTCCGCAGGTCGTTATCAATGACGACCGTCTAAGCGACGGTGAGAATGCCGAGGACATGTACCCGTGGAAGCGATGGCATGTTAAATCCGATCCGTTTGGAAATAATCAGCAGGAACCTATTATATTTTTTCAACCTCAATCTAACTCTGGTGATCTGCTTAACGTATATACCCAGTTTTCAAGCTTGGCTGATGAAGCATCAGCTATCCCTCGCTTTCTCACAGGTGTTCCTCCTACTGGTGGTTTGGGCCGTACAGCTAGCGGCCTGTCTATGCTTATTCAAAACTCCTCGAAAATCCTTCAAACAGTCGCCTCCAACATAGACCGCGATATTATGCAGGGTGTGTTGGACAACCTGATGGATATGGTGTTGCTCACCGATCAATCAGGACTTCTCAGTGGCGAAGAGAAGGTGCGCGTGCTAGGCGTGAACGTCGCTGTACAGCGCGATACGCAACGCGCTCGTCAGGAACAGTTCCTGCAAATGACCATGAACCCAATCGATAATGCGATCATTGGGCCAATGGGTCGTGCGCAAATCCTTCGTTCCGTTGCAGATGGTCTGGGTCTACCGGGAGAAGATATCGTTCCTTCCGAAGACAAGATGAAGAAGATGCAAGAGCAAGCGCAGGAGACAGCGGCGCAGCAAGGGCAAGTCGGCCACGCCATGGGACAACCACAACCGGGTGGGGCTGGGGGTGGGCCATCTGCACCGCCTCAAGCAGCGGGACCAACAGGCGCACCCGGTATGCAGGGGCCACAAGCTCCTCCCGCTGGTGGGCCGCGAACGGCTACGCAAGGTCAGACTGGGCCGAGTGGAGGTCAGACGACGCAGGGATAGGAGAATATTATGGCGCGCAAAAAAGGCATGATGGGACCGGGTAGTAAGGCAATGGGTGGAGCAGGTATCAAGCCCTCCCCCTCACCCACGCCGATGGCGGGTCGTCCTCCCATGGGCGCACCCGGTGGGATGCCCGGTGGTGGGCTTGGCGCTGGCCCGCCTCGCCCGCCTATGGGTATGCCTTCGCCCGGTGGGCAGCGCGTAGCCCCTTCCCCTGCGGGCGGGATGGGTGGCGCGGCTGGCTTCAAGCATGGTGGTGAAGCGGAGAAGAAGCGCGACCGGCATGAGAAACTAGCCCATGGCGGCGAGGTCGGAGAACCAAAAGAACGCATGGATGAAGACCGAAGCGAGCGGAAAGCGTTCAACAAGGGTGGCGCAGTCGGCGGCGGTGACGCCAAGGGACGGGTTGGCCGCGATAGGGGTGGTGCGGGCAAAGCCTGTTAACTGCGTGCAGTTAAGCCGCTGCGATGGTTATGAACAGTTAGAACTGTTCCCGTTAGGAGAGATTACGATGGGTAAAATCGAAAGCCGATCAGAGAAGCCAGAGATGTTCGCCAAGGGCGGTAAAGACAAGATGTTTGAGCGTGGCACCGCCCATTCCGCCGTTTCCGATGTATCGGGCAAGCCCAAGCAGGGTGGCGAGGAGGGGAACGAGCGCGCCAAGGATCGCAAGGGCGAACTATCGACAGGGAAGGATTTCACCTTCCAGAAGGGCGGCGGTTCCGGCAGAATGTTCGGTAAGGGCCACGCGGGCAAGAAAACCGCCGGTACCAGCGGGAAAGAATCGCAAGAAGGCTGACGCCTTCTGGGAGATGTAAAGATGGCGCTCCAGATCCCCTATGATATCGACTACGGCACCCGTAAT